AAAATTCTTTCTGAAATATCAGCAAGAGCAGCTAGAGTATCCCGCTATGATCCAGAGCTAGGTGAAGAGTTAGTTCAGTTACGCGCGCAGGTGCGTGATGTATTAAATAAAGGTCTCCATCCAGGAGATCAAATCATGGATGATTTATGGTTCTTAGATCCTAAAACAAAAGATGTAATTGAGAAGTTAACTCGAAATTATGATGATGTGGTTACACCTAAAGATTTTACTGCTATCGGTAATATAATGGGTAAACATATGTCTGAAATGACGCCTGTGTTAACTGATTTCACTAAGTTCTTTGGCAGACTAGCAGAAGAGTTTCTAACTACTGCTAAACCTTCTCAAGGTGCAATGGACTGGATGGGATTACTTAAATTAAAAGCTTTTGGTGAGTATAAAGGTGGTTATAGAATACATCCTTGGTTAGGTTATTTGTTAGGTATTGATTCAAAAGTTCCTTTACTAGAGCAGATAGTCAACAAGATACCTGGCTTTACGCCTAATGGAACAATCAGTAGTATATTATTTGGTTATCGTACAGCTGGTATGAATCCTACAAGTATATCAAAAGGATTGAAGTTATCAATAGGTGATATCTACAAGAACATTGATTTGTTTAAGTTTGGTATTAAATCTGATATACCTAAAATCTGGAATAATGTACCATGGGTTAACTTTGATGGAGTAACATTAGAGCAATATCATGTACAAAGATTTGAAGAACGTTTAAGATACAAAGATAAAGATGGAAATTGGATTACCAATATTATTCAAGTAGATCAAAAGTCTGAACCTACTTGGTTTGAAGAGCTTATTAATAAAGATGATACAATGAACGATATTGCTGATGCTACTGGTGCCAGAACAGGTTATGCTGTTAATGGTAACCATAGTAATGATGCGACTATTGTAAAGAACTATCATTTGTGGGGTTCTAAAAATAACATTATGACAAGTACTGTTCATGATGCTTTCTTTAGTAATGTAGCTGATATGTACGCGTCCAAAGTAGAGCTTAGAAATATTTATGCTAGATCAATGGAACGTGAAACTATTAAAATGACTTTAGATTTATTACTTGAAAGAGGATTACCTGAAGAAGCTTATAATAGATATTTAAACGAGGCTATCGATAAAGGCTTAATACCTGTAGCTGGGCGTAGTCGAATTGGTGGTAAATTATTAACAGAAGAAGATATCTTAACGCAAGATGATGTGCTCAAAGAAATACGCTCAGACTTTTGGAATGATAACTTTGGATTCTATGGAATTAATTAAAGGATTACAATGGATTTTGATAAAAGTTTTTCTTTACTGATTGGTAACGAGGGCAGATATTCTAATGACCGCAGAGATAGAGGTAATTGGACTTCTGGTAAAATAGGAGTGGGTGAGTTAAAAGGTACTATGTATGGTATTAGTGCTATGTCTTACCCACACCTTGATATTAAGAATATCACACTAGAGCAAGCTAAAGAAATATATTTAAACGACTATTGGAATAAATGTCATATTGATATCATTCCTGAAAGTAGTAAGTTTGATGTATTTGATACAGCTGTAAATAGTGGGGTACAAAGGGCTATTATTTTATTACAGAGAGCACTTGAAGTAGACGATGATGGTATCATTGGTAAAAATACTATTGAGGCTATTAACAACTGTGATAAATTTAATCTTGACAAAAAGTTTAATGGACATCGTTTATTGTTTGTTTCTTCTTTAAAGATATGGCCTGAATATGGTAAAGGTTTAATTATTCGTATTGCAAACAATCTAATCAATGATTAGTATATTTATTAACAGGTACTGTGTACTTATAGGAGATTTAAATGGCAACACAAGCAGAAATTGACGAACAAAAGAAATTGGATGACGAAGCAGAAGCAAAACGTGTAGCTGATGAAGAAGCTAAAAAGAAAGCTGACGCAGAAGCTAAAAAGAAAGCTGATGAAGAAGCAGATAAAAATTTAACTGAGGCTGAACGTATTGAGAAACGTGCTTCTCAATTAGTAGATGAAAAGCTTAAAGATATTAAAGGTAAGCTTGATAATTCTTTTGCTGAACGTGATGCTGCTCGTAAAGAATTAGATGCTATTAAAAAGAAAGAACGTGATGCAGAGTTAAAAGCTCTTGAAGCTGCTGGTAAGCACAAAGAAGCATTTGACATTAAGCTAGCGGAAGAGCAAGCTAAGTATGCTGATTTAGAGTCTAGATATAAAACACTAGAATCTACTAATTTAGATTTATCTCGCAATAACATCCTCCGTGAGGAGTTACGTGAGATTGATTTCAAAAATAAGAAATCAGCTGATATGGCATTTGCTAGTATTGCTTCTGAAATTATCAAAGATGACAAAGGTAATTGGGTACACCGTAGTGGCGTATCAATTAAAGAATTTGTTGCTGCATTTGCTAAAGATGAAGAAAACAGCTTTTTAATTAAGGCTAAACAAAGCTCAGGGTCAGGTACGGAAGAGTCAAAGAAAACTAACACTACAGCTAAAGTAGATAGTTTAGTTGGTAAGTCAAATAAAGAACTTTTAGCAATGGCTGAAGCAGGTACATTGCCAAAACAAAGGTAGTAAGTGTCAAATATAGTTCCTAAATACCGTGTAATTAGTGACTTATAGTCGGTTGTACCGATAGTATTAAAAACTCATCGGGTAATTATTACCCAAATTAATATTAATCGTAAAGGAATTAAAATGAGAACAAACGTAGGTGGCTCACAGCCAGCTGGCGTACTTGGCGCGTCTGAGTATGCATTACAAGAATCTATCGGTGCGTATTCAAGTGAATTGTATACTAACGCTAAGAAACTAGTTAACACGGGTATTGCAGGTGCTGATGCTGAAATTGATACGTCTGGCGAGACCTTTATTGGTCAGTTACGTTGGAAAAAACCTCTTGATGCTAAAGTGAATATTATTTCTTTAGTAGATCCTACTGAAGGTACTAAAACTGTTGTTTCAACAGACTTTGCTAAATATGTTAAAACAGCTCGTTCACACGGCGCTCGTCAAATTAACATGGCATCTATCGTTACTTCAGAAGATGGCTTAGCTAAAATCTCTGCTGACTTTGCTGAAACACGCGCACAAGATGAGCATGATGCTTTGTTTGCTACTATTCGTGGCGTAACAATTTCAGAAGCTTTAGTTGGTGCTGGTTCTGCATCTGGTCAAGCTGGTCTTGGCGGTCAAACATTTGATAATGATCCTTCAAACGGTCGTTATGGTTTTTATGTTGACTTAGGTGCTAACAAACTGATTTCTGATGCTTCAGCAATCAATCAAGGTGCTGCTCGTGCTCAAGGCTTCTTAGATGCTCTTGGTATGGGTTACAAAGATTACGAACCAACATATGCGTATTTAACAGCGACACCGTTGTTAATTTCACAATTGCGTTCTGCTAATATGGTTGATCAAGACCGTGTTGTAGAAGCTGGTGTTGAGTTTCAAACAATTTTAGGTGGTAAATTCCGTCTAATTCCAACTCGTGCAAACTTCAACTTTACATCTGTTGAACGTGCTAACTTAAACGAAGCTGGAACAGGTGTTGCAATCACTGGTACTAAAACATCATTGATCATCCTTCCTAATGCTATTTCTTTCAATAAAATTGATGTTCCAATGCCAGTTGAAATTGAACGTCGTGCTGCTGTCTATCAAGGTGGTGGCTCTACTGATTTATGGTATCGTTGGGGTTATGTTACACATCCACGTGGTTACACATGGAACGGTTCAGAAGATCAATTCGTATCTAATGCAGATATGCAAAAAGTTGGTAACGTTGATATCACAGGTATCACCTCTGACTTGAATACTGCTGGTACTGTAGTAACTGCTGCAACTCGTGGTGCATTTAAACGTAAAGTTTCATCTGCATTAAGCTTAAGCATTCTACCAGTATTTTACTCATAAACCAGGTATAGGAGATACACCATGGCTTTAATTGTAGGTGTTAACTCTTATAGCTCCTTAGCTGATGCTGAAACATACTTTACCACTCGAATAGATGTAGCCGCTTGGCATGCTGCTACTGAAGCTCAAAAAGAAGCTGCTCTTGTAACTGCATCTATTCAATTAAATAATCTAAATTGGTTTGGAGTCATTATGAGTCCAGATCAAGATTTAGCTTTTCCTCGTAAAGGTTATTATTTAGATCAAATGGCTGGTAAAGCAATATACTTAGATGGCACAGTAGTTCCTAATAGAATTATTAATGCTGTTTATGAACAAGCATATCATTTACTTAATAATGATGGACTGCTAGATGGTAATGGTTCACCAGATTCAATTAAAGTTGGACCTATTGAGTTAATTGGATTAAAGTCTACGGTGCAATCTAAAATATCACCTTTAGCATTAGCATTCTATAAACCATTATTGTCTCGAGCTCATGCTGGTGGTATGTGGCATAGAGCTAACTAGGAGGCAATATGCGTTCAATGGTTAAAGGGTATGTTGCTAAAGCTTTTAACATGATAGGGGACTTGGCGGAGAATGTAGTATTATCTTCATCAAGTGCTTCTGGTTTTAATTATTCAACTGGTGAAGCAGTAGCAAGCACACCGATAACACATAATCTAAAAGCAGTAGTTGAGTTTGTTAAAAAGAAAGACTCAAATACATTAATAGCTAAGCTTTTAGTAATGGCTAAAGAAGTAGAACTAATTTCCGATTTAGATGCATTTGATAAAGTTACAATACGTGGTATCGTATACCGTGTGATAGCACCGTCCTTGAATGATGGCTATACAGTAACAATTAGTGCTACTAAGGAGACAGTATAATGAGTACATTAAATCGTTATAGCAAAACTCTAATGGATATTTATAGTATTGTTAAAGATTTTGAAATAGAAAATATAAAGATAGTTCCGGTAGGATTTAAAGGTACAGAATCACCAACAGAATACGTAAGGTTCAATCCAGTATTCAGTGAAAAACCTATACTTAATAATCTTAAAGGAATATTATATTTTGATATTTTTACTTTAAACGGTGCTGGTCCAACAAGAGCTTTATTAATTGCTGATTTAATTGAAAAGTATTTTGCAGGTAAGTCATTCGAATCTGTAGATACAATATCTAATACTCAATTTAGTCCGCAGTCAAATTTAGTAGTAAAAGGCGAGGATAAGAATCCTGCTTTCATACTCACAACGTATCAAATTCAATTTAATAATTTTAGGAAGGATTTATAAATGTCACATTTAGCATCTATTGGCGCTGGTCTGTATTCAGACATGTCTATCGCCTTTTCAACAGGTGGTACAGCTAACCTTGACGGTTCAGCAAAAGCTCCATCATTGTCAGGTTTAACTTTAACTGCAATTAAAGCATTGCTTGATCCAATGTTTGTAACAGAAATTGATGCAGAAGCTGGCGTAGCTGTAGCTAACTCTTTTGTACGTGTAAAGAACGTACGTGAGTTTCCTGCTATTGGTACTCCACCAAACATTGTTAACGTTCCTGTGTTTGGACAATCTACCTCACAACAAATTCAAGCACAAGCTGATGCTCCATCAATGGAAGTTACATTGAACTATGTAGCTAAAGATTGGGCTTCAACAGCTACACTAGGTAAACTAGTAGGTGCTGGTTCTTCATTGGTAACTCGTTTTGCCTTGTTGAACTCTGAGCCTAGTGGTGGTTACGCTTCAACAGTAGGTGGTTTAGGTACTACTCTAAATACTTATTGGTATTTCATTGGTAAAATCGACTCATTGTTGGTTACACCAAGCTTGTCTGATTCTAACCAAGCTACAATTGCGATTACATTGCAATCAAGTGTAAAAGGTGCTTACACACTATAATGTGTAATTAATAAAATAAGGGAGCAGAAATGTTCCCTTATTTACTTAAAGGAAATATAATGACT